CGCCGATTTCCGCATCCCAGGGGAAATGCGGCGCGGTGCCCAGCTCGACCGGAATCGCATAGTCCAGCGACGTACCGACCGAGCCTAGGATGCCGCCCGGAATCGGCTTGGCGAAATCCACCGCCTCCGAGGCGAGGATGCTATTGCGCAAAATCTGGTTGGCCCCGGTCGGCGTCCGCTCGGCGATCTCGCGCTGGAGCAGCAAGAGCAGATCGTTAATGCCCGCACCAAGGTGCTTCTCTGCAATCGCCGGGAACTGCGTCAAGGCCCGTTGGAGCCGCTCGCCGCCGATGAAGTGGAAGTCTCCGGCGCTCATTGATAGCCCCACGCCTCAAGCTCGACCACGCGCGAAAAGTCATTGTTGGCATTCGCGGTGATGTTGACGCGGACTTTCGTCGTCGCCACCGGCGTGAAACTGAACTGCCGCCAGACTTTGTTGTTGCCGGTTACGCTGCCGCCCGACACCGTGGTCCACGCCGAGCCGTCCCAAAACTGCACGGTGAAAGCCGTGTTGCCGTAGAGGGTAAATGTCGTCGAAAGCGTTGGTTCAATCGGTGTCTGCCACGCATCCTGCAACGTAAAAACATCAATCTCGCTGATGGTTTTCGTGCCGTTGAAATCGACCTGAATCCAGTCCGGCCACGCGCCCGACGTTGCGTCGTTCCAGCCGCCGCCCGCCTTGAAATTCAGCCCTTTGCGGTCGCCGTTGATAGTGGATGATGCCGGGTAATTGGCATCATACGTAGACGACGCTGAGGCTGTCCCGCCGTTGGACGCCAAGGCCCAATTGATCAACGTGTTGAGCGACGGCTTGATAATCATCTTTTCGCCAAGCCCCTGCGGTATCCAGCCAAGCGACTTACGGGATCGATGCAAAGGCATCGATCTGCTCCGGCGTGAGCGGCCAACCGGCCAGCATGTCGTAAGCCTGGTTGCCGTCGATGGCGGCGTAAAGCGCGTCGCGGCGGGCGTCGCAGGCGGCGAAGTCGTTGGCCTGCGCGGCGTTTTCGTCCAACAGCGCCTGCTCGGTGGTCGAAATCGACGCCCCCGCCGCCAGCCGCACCGCCGCCGAAATCCAGCCGCATCTCCCAATCGGCGCGGTCGGCGCGGATCAGGCTGGACACCGTGTCGGGAAACGTCACCGCCACCGTCCGGCCCGCCACTTCCACCGTCAAAGCCACCGACTTCGCCGGCGTGTACACCCGCGCCGTCGCCGTTGCACCGCTCAAATCCGGCCCGCCTTGGCCGTCGTCAAAATCGAACGCCAGCGGGCCCAGCGAAGTGCCGCGAAAAACTTCCAAGTCGAGCCTGGCCCCGCTGTTGGAAATCTGCGGCATCAGATGTTCCCCACCGTGCCCAGCAGCGGATTCAGCACCGGCAGCGGATGCGTCAGCGGCGGCAGGCCGCGAGAATCCTTCAAGCGGAAGCTCACTTCCGTCCCGGCCGCGACGTTGCGCTTGGGATCGATGCCCAGCTCGTTGAAATAGCGGCTGAAATAATCCTCGCTGCGCTTGGTGAAATTCGCGGCGGGCTTGGTTTGATCCACCGAATCCGCTTGGATGGTCGGTGTCACCTTCCCCGAGGTACGCGCCGCCTCGGCTTGGCAGAGCAAGGCCGCCGTCCAATACGCCACGGCTTGGAAATGCTCCGGCGGGACGGTGCAGGCGGCGGCGATGGCCGCATCGTCCGCCCCGTCGGCGGGATAAGCGCAAGTGTGGCGAACAGAATACTCCGCACGGCAGCCAGGGCCGGGATTAGCCACCACCTCCAGCCTAGGGCCGGCATCGGCGGGATATACATAGAAATCTTCCTGGGCAACGTAAATCGGTGGGCGCTTGCCGGTTGGGCACTCGACGGACAGCACATCGCTGAAGCCGTCCTCATAATCATCCGGCAACTGCGCCCCGCCGCCGTCCAGCGTCAAAGCGGCGGCGGTTTTGCGCGGGCGGTCTTGCTCGTAGCGCCGCACCGCGGCATCGAGCACCAGCTCATCCGCGCCCGCGTCATAGTTCGCTAAATCGACTTGGGCGAGGGCCAGCGCGAGTTGTTTGATGATGGATCGGCTCATGGATAGATAGATAATGAAATTGGCTTAGGAATAATTAAGTGCCGTCCGTGGCTCCCATGCTCAGGGAATCTTTAGCGCTGGCCGCTTATTTGCGCGCCAGCGCCAGCAAAACGGTGATGTCGTTCCACGTCGGATTCGTGCCGGTAATCGCCAAATCGACGGTCATGCTCGCCTCGTCAGCGAGCGCCGAATCGCTCACCGTCGCCGTCGCCACCGTGCCCGCCGTGATCGACACCGGCGCGGACAGCACCGACGTGCCGCCCTCCTTCACATCCACCGTCAAAGTCGGCGATGTGCCGCCAGAGGCGCGGGCGGTGGCCGTGACACTGAGCAGCTTGGCCGGGAACGGGAGAGCAAACTTGGCGACGCTGGTCGTCGAAGTCGTGTACTGGCCGGAGATGTGGAGCGGCACCAACATGGCGTCCGCGCCCAAGGTCGGGTTGGAAGTCGCCGCCGCCGCCGGGAAGGCGAACAAGCAGGCAAGGCAGAGCAGGGAAAACAGGAAGGATTTGAACGAGGATCTCATGGTGGTGGCTCTTGGAAAATGGCTGGTTTGGCCCTGCGCTCCCTATTGAGCGCAGGGGGTCTCTCTACGCGGCTGCAGTGTATAAGTGTTAGGGCACGATGGAGGCGTACATGCCGTCGGGGGAGACGGTGACGCCGCCATAGATGTGTCGAATCTTGTAGAGAATCTCGTCGTTGGTGAACAGCGAGCCCGCGTTCGGCAAGTCCTGCGTGAACAGCTCCGGCTCTTCATTGCCCATGTAGAAGCCCACTTCGATCAGTGGCACCTCGTTCGGATTCGCAAACAGATACCAATCGTTGGCATCCGTCCAATGCATCACTTTGTGGTAAGGCACTTTGTTCGCCTGCACGAACTGCGGCTCAAACTGGTTGGCTTGCAGCCTGAAGATGTTGTACGCGGTCTCTTCCAACTCGCCCGGCACCGCCATATGCCCAGGCATTACGCCCAAGCGCTGGCCGGATGACAATTCCGTTTTCTGGAACATCGCGAGGCGGCCGGCGAAATAGGCCGACGAACTCAGCGCGGTCGTGCCGAGGTTGCCCCTCGAACTGTGGAACAGCGCCGTGCCGTCCCCCAATGTCGGGTTTGAATCAAACAGGCTGAAAACAAACTTATATAGAGTGCGCTTCGCCGCCGTCGCTAGTTTGATCGGCACGCGCCGGATCACGCCCTGGTCGTCGTTGGCGATCATCTCCATCGTGATCTTTTCCGTGCCGCCGCGCTTGCTGATCGCATAGCTTTCCTTGCCCGAGCCCGGCGTGGTGAGATCAAGATAGGGATCCGACTGGCTGACGGTCGGCAGGTCGCCATAGCCGCCCATGCGGGTGCGCTCATTTGTGCGGAAATCGTTGATGCGCGTCGTGCCCGTGACCAGCCAGCGCCAATCCGTCCAGCCGTCCGCGATGTTGTACTCGGCAATCATTGCGCGGGTGATCGAATCGCCAAGGATCGTGGTGGCAAACGTCGATGTGTCCATGGCTTCGCGGAAATCCGTCGGCCGCGCCACGTCGCCGCCTTCGTCCTGGGCTTCGCGGAAGGCGTGGTAAGCCGCAACCACTTCGCCCATCCGCTGCTTGTCGATGCGCATCCAATGGCCGCTGATCTCTGTGTCGCCGGTGATGTCGATGTACGCCTCGCGGAAGCTGCCCGGCTTTTTCGTATCCTTGGCGAAAAAGGCATCCATCCGCTCGCGCTGCTTGTCGCCCCACGACTTGCCGTTTTCCGTCCGGCCCCATGAATTGCCCAGCCCGGTGACTTTCCCGGCCTCGTTGAACGTCGCCAAGCTCTCGCGGAAAAAGCCAATCGCCAGCTTCAAATTGTCGAGCGTCGTGCCCTGGTCGATCTTCGCCCGCAGCTTTGCTTTCATCGGATCCGGCAGGCCGGACTCGTTGATAGCCTCGCGCATGTCGATCAAGTCCAAGCGCTTTTGCAAGGCCGCAGTGTCGGCGCTGGGCGCAGGGTTCACCGACGCTGGGCTGTCGCGCAGCGCCTCGCGGTAGGCCATTTCCAGCGCCGTATCGTCCTGCGGGTTGAAATCGGCGGGCAGTTGGC